ATACTTCATTTTCACTCCGGTATAAAAACCCTCCTCATTGTCGGACAATTCAAAACTTTCAGAAATAGCCCCCACTTCAAAACTGCCGACACTTTCCGCCTCGTCCTGCTTTGCCCTATCAAAAATAATGATTTTATTTTTATACACTTTCATTCCAAATCCATACTCTTGACATACTTTAAATAAAAAATCTATATCTGTCTGCTGCGATTGCGTTTGAGATTTAATAACAATGCTATCGGCATAATACTCCAAACCTACCCCTAAATGGTTGCATATATCTTGTGCTATGGCACTGACTGAAACTTTTTCCCACTTTTTCGTATTTTTCGTACCGTTTATGGGAATTGAAATAGAACGAATTACAACTTCTATCGGATAGCCTGTTACTTTTATGCTATCGCATATAAATTCACCACAATCTATTGTGCGATATTCATTCTGTTTATCCCAATTTTCCAATTCAATTCTTGCCAAAAGTCGTGTACCTTTATCGATTAACCAATCATTTAACCAATGGTTATCGCAATCGTGAAGTTTTATATCCAAGCTGTCGGTTTCACCGCTTGCGACTTCTGTAAATGTTAAATCTCGGTTGTATGAACTGATACCGCCCCACACTGTGCTACCTTGTATTTCAATTTTCGCCAAGGCTCTGCGAGGAGCATTTACAAAATCATAACTCATTATTTTTCCTCCACGGTGGTAAGAATATTTCATCATCAGTTTTTGATATAGTCGGTATTTCTAAAACTACACCATAATCAAAAACGGCTATGTCAATATACTGCGGATTTGCAGTTAATAACGTCTTTATCAATTCTTCATTGTTATACTGTTCATATGCGATTTTATCCCATGTATCGCCTTGTTTTGTCGTATATAACATCTCTCTACCTTCTATCAAAAACCGCTGCCGATGCGTTTCGTCCGAGTATGCCGCCTTTTTCACTCTCGGCGATTTCGTTCTCAACTTTGGTCTGCATATCGTACAGAGTTTTTAAATCTGCTCTTGTCATTGTTCGGTTTCCAATCCTATATGATTGTCCGCCATTTAAAATTTTAGATATTGCCTTTTTTATCTCTACCAATTCTTGCTCTTTATCTGTCATTTATACCCCTCCATAAAAAAACAGGCAAATTAAAGATTATAAACATAATCTAAAAGTTGCCCGTTTGTATTCTATTCTTCAACTGTACCTTTGTAAGTGATATTAACACCTGTACAGTACGCAATTTGCGTATTTGTTATGGTTTTTACAGACGGAGAATTTACTCTGATTTTTCGTCCACCTGCTTGAATGATATATGATATTAGTTTTTGAATATCAATATCTCTGCCGATTTTTTGGCTTTGCCATTCTGTATATTCGTATATGTTGCTTTTAACATCTTGCTGTATAATATTTAATGCCGATATATCTGAATTACAAATGCTATATTCAACATCAATACTATATTCAACACGTTCCACATTTTTTATTGTTATATGGTCTGTGATTGCCTTTATATCGGGATTATTTATATATTCTGAAAGTCCCTCAATAAAACTTTCAGTTGCTAAATCTCTGTCTTTCAGCAATATATAAATTTCAATTTCCGCATCTGATGGATTATCAATAACCACATCATCAATCAACGAAGAATACGATTTGACATAATAGATGTATGCACCCTCCGAACCTGTTGTACTGTATAAATAACGTGAATTATATATACGTTCTCGAAGTGTATCATCATCTTCTACATCTGCACCGCCTAACGGATTGTCAATATTTTTTACGTTATCAATGTATGCTATCGGGTCTACTAATGTCGAAAGTTCCCCGATTTCATAATTATTTGCAGCACTGCCGCCGTCTGTTGCAGTACATAAAACGTCAACATACAAATTTCCCGGAAGTATTTCCGCATATTCGCTTGTTGCAAAATAAACGTTTCCGCTTTCTCCGGTAACTCTTGTCCCGACAGGAATAGCAATAACATTTTCTCTGACCGCCGATAATGTAAATCGTATTGTTGTCACTGCATATTCTTCTTGTTTTCGTTGTAATAATCGGCTTATTGCTTTATTGTCAAGATATGCTCCGCTTGCATATTTCAACGAATTTTGCCTTGCTCGATTATTAATAATCTCTGCTACTTGATACATAATCTGTGCCTGTGCATATATTTTTGCTTTATCTTCATCACTTATTTGCGTAACTGTTTCGCCTGTGATTTCCGACAAGGCGGATTTATATTCATTTATACCAATCTCTTTTAATTTTTCAACCGATATATCACCAATGAATGATATATCAGGAATACTATCCAATATTGACATCTTTCCGCCTCCTAATATCCGTTTATCCAACTTGATTTTTTATGTGGTGTTTCTTCCGCCGCATCTTCGTTCGCATCATACAATCCGATAGTTCTTACACCGCAAATATCCGCCGCCGCTGACGCATATACTCTACAATCCGTAAAATGGTTGTCACCGTGACTTACTTTTGGTCGCCAAACTAATCGCCGCCTTTGTCCTGAACCCTCTGCCACTTTATGCTCTGCTGTTAATTGCTTTGCGTATTCCAAATCACAATCTGCATGAACCATACAAGAACCAATACCATTCTCTTTTTGCAATCGCCTTGCGATACTATCTTTGTACTTGCCACCGTCAACCAATATCAACTGTTGCCCGTCATATTCTGCACCCTTACGGTTTATTTTTGTTACCCTATAATGATTGTTACCGCCATCTATACCCTTAACGGGTATCGCCCACTCGTGCCGCAAACAAAATGCGTATATCTCTGTTGTTTGGTCGCCACTGTCGATTAAACATAGATTAACATAGAATTGTTCGCCCGAAGAATTTTTATACTCGGCATTCATATACATTTCCAAATCGTTCAATGATAATAACTGTCCATGTATAATTGATTGACTTGTCCACTCTGCACCCCAAGCAACAATGTCATAATATACAGATGTTTCTTGTACGTCCACACCTGCCGTAAGCATAACCGCCCAATCAGGTACTACCCCTTGCGGTTCTTCCGCCTGCCTTTGCATAACTAATTCTTCACTTGTCTTTACCGTGGTATCTTCCCACGGTTCAGCCAACCACGAATTGATAAAATTCTGTAATTCTTCCGGGTCGTCTTTGCTTCGTAAAAATTCAAGTGCTATATCTTTCCACGATACAAAAAATGAATATAACGCATTAATATGAAAACTTACGCTCGTTGGTTTTTCTCTGCACGTTTTTTTCATATCTCGCCATTCACCTTGGCGAATAATCGCACGTTTTTCACTGTCGGTTATCTCTGCACCGCATTCTTGACAATAGTAACTTGCCGTTTCTGCACGTTCTTCTATCGTCATTTTATTATCTTCATCATTCTGAAAACGAACTTGCTGCCATTTTAAAATTATCATTTCACCGCAATGCGGACACGGTACGAAATAATATTTTTGTGCTTCTGCTCTCTCATGAAATCTCCAAATATAATTAGATTTCAGCGTTGGAGTGCTACAAGTATAGATTTTTTTGCTATATCCATATGTTTTAGTTCTCTCTACCGCCAAATTATATGGATTTGCTTCTTTTTTCGTAGCACCTGCCATTTTGTCAATTTCATCAAAAAACAAATATTTTATCGCTTTAGAAGCCAATGCGGCCGGAGTATTACCCGAACGCAAATATAAATTCATACCTCTGAAACGCAAATTCTTTTCAGATGATTTTGTTTGAAAAAATCTTGATTTGATTTCTCTCGTTTTTTGGTATGCCGGTTTTAATTTGTCGTTCGACACGTCTTTTGCTAATTCATCATTCGGATACACAATCATTGTTGGCGATGGATTTTGTGTTATAATCCACCCTGTCGCATTAATTAATGTTTCTGTACCGCCGACTTGCGTTGATTTCACAAAATTAATATTTTGGATATACGGGTCATTGAAACTGTCCATTATTTCAACCAAATACGGTGTAATGGCATTACTCCAACGACCCGGCAAAGCGGAGTTATCCGTCAATATACGGTATTTCTCCGCCCATTGCGAAACTGTCAGCCTTTCCGGTCGAGATAATGATTTATGAATACACCTCATAAATAATTTTCTTGTTTTTTCTCTTGACCTCAATTTTTCACTTGACATATTCCGCCCCTCGCTATCTTCTTTGCTTTCGTAGTCGTTCAAGCCTTTCGGCTCTTTCCGACAAATCATCTGCTATATCCAATAATTCTTGTTGCGGTCTTTGAAACATAAATTCTATTGATGTGTTTGTTGCCATGCCTAAATTTACGCATAATTTTCTGATATTTTCCGCTGTTAATCCTCGCTGTATAAAAAATTTATAATTCGATTTTTAATCTTGGTTATATCCTTACCGCTTATTCTTTGATAAAATTCCAATGGCAAATCCGTTAGCTTTGAAGCCGTTGCCATTGCATATTCTATCGTTAATTCCGGTGTAGAAGAAGCCGATTTTGCAATTTTGCGATATAGTTTTTCAATATCTTGCATTTGCAGTGCGTTTAAATTTTCAAGATTGGTTAAATCAACCTCGCTGATATGCTCTCCCTCAAAATTGTATGTCTGCGATAATTTGATAATATTATCGACCTTTTCTTCTTCCTCTGGGATAATAATATCAACTACCTTCTTTGTGTCTGTTGCCACGTTTTTAACCTCGACAATCTTTTTCTGTTCATCTGTACTTTTTTCGTTTGACATTTCTTAAACCTCCTAAAATTTTATATATAATAATTGTTTTACAACAAATTATTCTTCTTCATCAGTTTCGACATCATAATCAATCGGTTCTGTTCCGTTTATAACATCAGGGTCATAATTTGATAATTCCTCTAATGTCATTTCCAACTCTTTCTCCAATTCTGAAATGATTATATGTATATCAGTTTGTCCTATAACAATCGGTGCTATTTTTGCCGGAACTGATAACAGACGATTACGGAAATCTATAAGCATATTATTCAAAAATTGTTCTACATCACCTGCTTCATGCGTTTCCTTTCGCAGCCTCCGTAACTTCAATTTTGTGATTTCCTTTTTATATTTTTCGTGTTCTGCCTGCTCTTTTTCTTTTTGCAGATTTGTCCCGTTGCCGACTTCCGCTTTTATCTTAAAATCTATGTACTCTTGTACACACTTTTCAGCGTTATATTTTCGACTGTCGGTAACAAATTCAAATAATCCTTGTTCTTTTAAATTTCTGACCTGTCGTGACGAAATTCCAAGTAGTGCCGCAAGCTGTTTTTGATTTACTTCCATGTTTTTTTTATTCCTATTAAATGCAAAAAATTAAATTTTGAAATTTCTACAAATTAATGTTCCAAAAATTTAACCGATTTTTTATATCGACTTTTTGTAATGAATTTTATTCCTTAAAATTTTTAAATTTGCGATTTTGAAAACCGCAAATTTTATAAATTTTTATACTTGTTTTTCATGTTTTTTACTTTTAATTTTTCCTCGCTCTCTATATCTTTTTCAAAATATCCAAAAGCGGAAGGAAGTCCCCTTAAATTTTTTTTCAAAAAGAGGCAATTTCCGGACTTCTTTAGCCCCGCAGGGTATGCCCCCCACGGGAAGAACCTACTTTTTTTCGCCGCAGCAGTGAAACAGAGAAATTTCACTGCCGCAAATGAAAAAAGCCATGAACGATACGGGCATATCGTTCATGGTCTATTATATAATAAAAAATTAAGTTACTCCTGACAATTTTGTGTCAGTAAACTTTTCATAATAACAATTAAATATATTCCTCGCTCTTGCGAGATGTCGCCATAGAGTTCGTTCTTCTATGTGCATATCCATCGCTACACGCTTTGTGTTTTCTGTAAGCAATCCACGTTTTAAATTTCCCAACGGTAACTGATAGTAGACACGCTTAACACCCTCTATTGCAATATAATCTCGCTCTATATCCAAATGGCGAATGGTTGACGTTACCGCCATATTAATATAGACTTCTTCAAGCGATAATATATCTGTGTCGTTTAAATGCCCTCGATAGCGGAATGCCGCAATCGCAAAGTCCTTTATGTTATCTTGTTGCATTCCTCTACCTCCTCAACTGTACTACATCAAAAAAGTTACAGCGATATTTAATATCGCTGCGGCTAACCAATATATAATGTTTCCCCAATCCTTGCGAGGTACGAACATAACCGCCGCACCTAAATCAAGAATAATTAAAAGCAGTGGGAATATTTTTGTTTTGTCAATCATTCCGCCGCCTCCTTTAAACTTTTTGAGATATAATCTTTGACTGTATTCTTACTGCCATCAGATTTATCGCACGTTAAATAGGCGTATATAAATTCCCACGCCTGTTCCCAACCGTAGCAGAATGCCGCCGCATTGCCTTGACGGTTCAACTTTATTATCCACTCTTTTTGTTCCTTAGTTATCTTACTTCCACGTTTCCGCTTTAACTCTAAGAATAATCCGTGATACTCCTGTCTTGAAATATTCAAAACAATATCGGGATAACCTTTTCTCAACCCCTCTTTTTTTAATCTACCGCCCGTTGATTTTGTACGCTTGCCCTCATTCGGAATGTGTGCCAACATTTCCAATTCGGGATAACGAGATAACTCCACTGAACAAAATCTGAACAATGTTTGTTGCTCTTGACTTTCAGTCGGACACGGTAGGTCGCTTGCCTTTATTTTCTGCATTTATAAAATACCTCCTTTGTAACTCTGCTATTTTTCGTTTTCCGCAAGCGAATAGTTAAATATTCACCTGCATTGATTGTATTCAAATATGGACTTATGTCTGTAATTGTATATCCGGGATATAAACGCTCTATCTCTCTTTCGCATATATCACCTTTGCGAATATCTCTCACTGTATCTTTGCTGATAAATCCATCTCTGTCTTTTGGAATGGTCGGCTTTTTTAAATTCTTGCTTGCCGCCCATCTATGTATTTTTTCGTCTATAACTTCAACATCGGTTGTCGGCTCTTTAACTTTATACTTTGCCAAACCTTTCAACCCATTATCATCAAATTCCAATCTGTAAGTATGTGCATATCCTTGTCCCCACATATCTTCCAACAAATCTCTATCTATGCCGCCACTTAAAATCATATGTATATGCCAACGTCCATTTGTTGCACCACGTTCAATCACGTACAAATATTTTAATTCAGGTAAATCATTTTTTGATATGTAATGTTTTATACGTCTTATGTAATTGCGAATAATTCTCTGTACATCTGCATATGTTTCAGGTAGGTGTTCATCATCAAATCCCAATCCAATCTCTAAATCTTTTTTTGAAAAATTATTGTTGATTAAATATGTCACTTTATTTTCCCTGTAAGTTTGATTTAACTTTTTCTGTATTTCAGATGATGGATTGGTTTTCTTTTTTCTTTTACCCGGTTTCTTGAAAACAGGAAATATATTTACGTCTAAATAATCTCCGTGATATATTCTTCTTTCTCTTTGAATATATTTGCCTTTATATTTTCTTTTCATATGTACCACCTGCCCGTATCGTTGATTTATTAATATTCTGTATAAACCTTAAAAGTGCCGCAAAGGACACTTTTAAAATTTATCTATAATATAAGAAGAAACTCAACTATAAACCAATGTTTATTGCTATTTATTTACAGTTTTCTTTCTTTATCAGTCGATGCTGCCCTATCTTACTGACAAGGTAATAAGCATCTTCTGTTTCTGTTTCTATGTACCAATTATTCGGTTTAAGTCCACACGATGCGATATATGTTTTTTGTTTTTTTGTTAAATTCTTTTTTCTCATAGTGCTTTAACCTCCTGCTATTTCATGTATTGAGGATAGCGAATTTTAATCGCCTCTATCAGATATTTTGCAAACGGCATTGAGAATAGTTCATAAGGTGTATATTTGCCGTCAGTATCAGTTGTCGTATCTTCCCACGATGTACCATTCTGGCAAAAACCATTGTATAGATTTATTGACAATCGACATAATTTGAGAGTAAATTCTGTTTGCCACTTTTGCCCGAACCCGTCTAACTTTGGACAGTTTGATTGAAAATCATATAAACTGTCAATATTGGTTCTTGTGGTTACTAAAATCCCGAGCGTATAAAAGAATGCCTTGCGGTATACATCTCTTTCTGATTTCGTTTTTATCACATTTTCGCAATAAAATATCATATGCTCATACCCCATAAATTCAATGCCCTGTGTTAGTTCATAGATTGTTTCATTATTCAGCATTTTTATCCCTCCATTAGTTTATCATTATGTATTTTTCTGCATTTAGCTTTCGTTTATTTTGACATAATTGCTTAATTTTCTTTATTTAAAATATAATTAATATTGTTTATTGGGATAATTGCTAATGTGATTTCTTTTTTCTGATTTTGATGATTTTGAAAAAATGCTAATCCCCTTGCAAACTTAACAAAATTGCACTCATCGTTGAAGTCTAAACAATTACTACTTTGTAATGCAACTTCAAAATGTCTGTCCGGTTCAATGCTTAATGTTTTTTCAACTGTTTCCGTAGTTTTTTTACTTGGTGGCAGCGTAAAATTTTTATTCATCGTTATTCCTCTTTTCTGACTTATAATCTGATTTCCTCTTTGACTGTATCAATTTCTATCCGCTCTTCGATTATATGTAAATACCCATCTTCGGTCAGCACCTCATAATCGCCCTTTTCATCTTCAATTAATTTATCTAAATACTCGTACAACTCATAAACCGTCATTATATTTCCCCTCACTTTCCCGACCTTAACATATAGAATAATAGCTGCGACATTGACCTTTGACGGTCCTTTGGGTGTGCCTCCATTGCGATTTTTAACGTCCACCACACCGTTATATCATCTAATGGCGTTGGATTTTCAAACTCGTCAACAATATCTCTGTCCTCGGGACACGCCACATATACACCCACTTCCCACGGTTTTTCGTGAATGATTTGTTTGTATGTTTCCATTGTCGTAACAATGTAATTCCTTTCGCCCTCAAAATTTAAACCGTTGCCACTATGGTAATCGTCTTTGCAACTCTTGACTTCGTAGAAGATAAATTCCCCTTTTTCTATGCCGCTTGTACTTTGATTTTTCGGTACAAACTGCACGAAGTCAGCACGCTTTTCTTTACCTTTGCCGCATCCGAAGTCAAGTGTAACTTCGGAGGCGTAGTATTTGCCCACTAATTTTCTTTGGACGAGTAACTTGCTCAAAAATTCGGTTGTTTCTTTTCGGTTCATTCTTGTACCTCCAACAATTCGGGATTATCATTCATATCGTGTATATTGCCTATAACACTGGCTGATTTCCCGTCACCGCACCAGTATAATAAATCTTCTCGTAGCGTCAATAACGGCTCATGTTGCCACTCTATGACAAAACCACAGTCATTGCACGCACGTCGTAGGTCATATGTGTTTCTGTATTTTACTATTCCTATGTATGCTTTTTCTACTTTAAAATGCGGTTCATATTGGAATATACTTCCCTCAAAGACTCGGTTTCCGTTTTTGTCCGTAACTCCAGTAAACTGTCCTACGGTTTCAGGTATAACCCTATGCGCCCAGTCAACATCATTTGATGAATTATCAATTATATACACTACTTCATCTTTGACATCATCAGCTTTTTGCTGAAATATACCGCCCGTTATCCATTCTCCATTGTCTATACGTTTACCTCTAAATAGTATTTCTCTCATTCCTGCTGCTCCTGTTCTGACAATGTAAAATCTTCCTTGACAACTTCGATTTTTAGCAAACGTTCCCACTTAACGAAGTGGAATTCAACCTTATCCTCCGAGCCGTCGTCATTTTTGATAATTCTACGGTCATTGACCGCAGTTATTACTGGCTTATCGCCTGCCAATCGTAGGAATTGTTCCTGCAGTCCGATTGGTGCAACCACGGCGATAATGTCGCAGTCATCTATTTCTGCCTTTAACTCATATGCAGATTTAATTGTCTTGTTTACTTGAAAAATCTCAACATCTCCCAGTGTAGCTCTCTGTTCTGCCGTCATTGCGTGGCGTGAAAACCACAATACTTTAATCTTTTTCATAATAAAATCCTCCTTTAATTCTCCGTTGCCTTTACTCTCCCAGTGGCACTCCAATCCAATGCTTGCCCGCATTCAACGCAAAGTTTATCGCCGAATAGTATATGTTTACTATCGCCACAATTTGGGCAATGACTTAATCCATATTCTTCGTCAATAGTTATTTTCATCGGAATGTCTCTCCGCTCATGCTCATATAATTTCTCTACCGCCTTTTTCACTGGCTCGAAATTGCGTATTTCTCTGTCTATGGTTTCTTGTGCCACAGACGGAAACTTTTCTGCGTCAAGTGTAACAAAACCGTTTTTATATTTTTTTGTCAACATTTTTATCCTCCCAATAATCGCAAGTCGTATGCCGTGTATCTTCTTTCCATAGCAAAAATGTTTTCGTCGGGCATTTTGCATATACACCAGTTGTACCATCGTTTAAAACTCTGAGAAACCTGCATTCATCACATGTTCTCATCTTCGGCTTCAGATATTTCTTAAAATCTGTCAGTATTTCTATTGTATTGCTTTCGGCTAATTTTTCAAATTGCTCCTCTGGCATTCTTGCTCCTCCATTAATTGTAATGTTCTTTTCAACTTTTCGTCCGCAATTTTATTTATTGTAGCATTGTCTATGTTAAATAAATGTTGCAACTGTATCAGCATTACAATCACGTCCGATAATTCTTCTTTTATGCTGTCTTGCACTTCGTCTATTGTTTTTCGTACAGGCTGACCAAATTGCGTTATTCTCATATACTTAGTCAATGCTTGCGTCAGTTCTGCCATTTCTTCAATCACCAATGGAATTTGTTTTCTTCCGTAATAATTTGCTATTCCCAACCAATCTTGCTTTTTGTATATTGGCATAACTGCGTTTTCTTCCAAATACTTTAGCGTGTGTAACCAATTCGCAAGCTGTTGGTGTTCTTCTACATACTCCAAACAATTTTTAGTTGCGACTTCTTCGCAATATTCTATTGCTTCATCGAGTGTCATAGTCTTTGATTTTATTTCTGTAGTTGAACGCATATTCCACGCTTCTCCGAGTTCATCATCTGACCTACTTTCATTAATAAAACCTACAGTCGCACCGCAATTTTGACACTCAACTTGAAATCGCATTTCATCATACACACCACCGTCAAGAAATGCTACTTCTGTGCTGCCGCAAAACGGACACGGTTTTAATTTATTATTTTTCATTTTTCTGTTCCTCCCTCAAACACATTTCCGCTTCTTCATAAGCGGATTTATACAAGCAGAATAATTCAGGATTGCCGCCGCTATCGGGGTGGCTTTCCTTTGCTAATATACGGAAACGATTTTTTAATTCGTCCATTGATGGAATATTGTCAAATCCCAACGTTACAAAACACTGTGGAATTTGTTTTTTAGGCGGTAAAGTTTTCATACCCTCTATCCAAGTAGACAAATCGTATATACCACGCTCAACCATTCGAGCAATATCTTCCAATGTTTTGACTAATTGTGCAAATAGGTCCGATGAATAATGTATATTCTGTTTATGTTCCGCCGCCTTATGAAGCGAATGTTCAAAACGGTAATATTGATTTTTATAAGTAAATTCAATAAAGCATTCACTTCTGCTCCAATCATACTTATATTGCTTTACTCCCAAACGTTCCATGACACGCTTTAACTTGCTTT